TTGTTCGCTATTGATGCGTGATATCACCGTGAGTATGGGCAGGTAGGTTACTCAGACTAGGTGAGAAAATTTTTCTCCCTCATGCTCAGAGTCATGGTCCCCGACGATTGGACCCATGTGCGCGGGATCCTACAGGTGAGAAAATTTTTCTCAGACGACTGGACCCATGCGCGGGGGGCGGTTGCGGTTCTAGCCGAATTCCTGCTGCTGTTTGCAGGAATGAGGCTAGTAGAAAAAGTTGCGAGGGCAGTTTCGAGCATCCTTCTAGCATTTGCGCCCCGCCCGCTGTTTAGGCGGGAATAGAGCGCAATCCTTCATGCTGTTAACCCCAAGGAAAATAGTAGACCCTCCGTGGGTCTAGGTTTTCCTCCAGCGGGTGGGCGGGCGGAAGGGGGCAGCGCCCCCAAGCTGTTGCTGTTCGACGCTCGTCCTCCTGTTGGCAAGCCGAAGCGGTCCAACAGGAGGAAAAAACAGACGAATTTCCATTGCTTCGCCGTTGCTGTTTGGGATTGCAGAAAAAAACTGGAGGAGCCAGCCGAAGCCAGCCCCTCCAGGTGAGGTTAGGTGCTAGGATGACATACCCGGCAGGTAGGAATGTCTTCTGGCAGCACCGCGTAAATTGCTTTGCCTTCAGAGTCATATCCGAAGAAGGTGAGAATCAAGTTGTTCTGTGAGTCTCTGTCGTTGATGTGCTTCTCCATCAATGCAGACTTGGCGGCTTCGTAATCTGGTGTGTCGCTGTCGATGCGTCTGGTAGCGCGAATCGGCACAGACGGTTCAGGGTACGGCGAGAGGTGATTGGCAACTTCGTAATCTGGTGTCATGTTGGTCTCCTTGAGACATTGCAGAAAAAAACTGGAGGAGCCAGGCCGAAGCCCGACTCCCCCAGGTACTCAGGCTACTGGCGGGTTATCTGCGAACTTAGTCACCGAATGGTCAGCCTCTACTGTGTGAAGGGGCTTGTAAAGCTGAGACTCTAGCTCACCCTCAAACGCAGCCGTGTCGGTCGAGAGCCTCGCCGCGACCTTAGTCTGTTCCGACAGCCGTCCCCACACGGTACCGAATCTGCCGGTAAGCGGGACGGTATGATCCTGGTCGTCCGGCCAAATAATACCAAGATCTTGCTGCTCATCGGTCGTCATCGCCATGACGTGCTCGGCTGAGTAAATTGCGCCAAGCTCGTTCTCGTAATAGGCGACGCTGGTCCGCTTTGCTAATGCGTACTCATGGAAGCGCTCTTCCAGGACTGCTCGCCGGGCAGCAAACGTACCCTTGGAGTCAGGGGAGAATGTGTCGAGAACTATCTCCATCCCGTCACTGAGTGTGTCAATAGTCCAGGCTACAAGAGAGAGCGCTGGGAGGTAAGTGTTCACGACGTTCCGACCCTTAGACGTTAAGGTGCGCCGGATCTTGCCTACAGGCGCGGGGTGTTCGTAATCCACAACCTTGCCATCCTTGTCGAGGATTGGCTCGCCGCGAGCCGCCAATAAAACGAAGGCGATTGAGGTTTTGCGCAGCACATCATAGGCTACGCAGAGATTGAGGTGAAGCTCCTTTGCAGTGAGCTTCATGGTCTGGGCTGTTGAAGCCACAGTATGAACAAACTTAACCATGTGCTTCGCAACCCCTTCTGACAGCATATCTGCTGTCGCTTTCACGACAGCGGATCGGCCAGCAAGCGTCCCAATCTTGCGCGCTCCTGAGACGAACAACTCGCCTAACGTTCTCTTCACTTTGCTACTCATGGTAACTCCAACCTTTCCGGGCATCCCGGATTAAGAAACTCTGACGCGCGAGCTAATCCCACGCACTCAGATGCTGCCGCGAGGATAGTTGATTTGGTGAGCTAACTTAGGTTTCTAGTTAGAAGCCTTAGTTAGATCCCAACCGTAGATCCCAATTGTTGCGTGGGTCTTAGGTCTCTAGTTAGAGGCCTTAGAGCCATCCCACATTCCGTGCGCGTTAGTTGGGCCGTGCGAGAAGAGGTGATCTAAGGTTAGCTAACTTACCGGAGCAGCTTATGGCATAGCTCTTAAGGCGACATCCCGAGCAAAGCGAGGTTTAGCCGTGGTCTCTAGTTAGAGACCTTAGAGATATTCCATGAGCTGTGAAGGGAAGGGACTGTACATTCCATCGAATCCCGAGCAGCTTGCTGCGAGGTTGAGCGTCCCTTAGTTAGCATCCCGAAGACGCAAGCGACCCTTGTGGTCGCGCCAGCGTTCGCCGCTCGCTCAGGCCCCACGCGCTCAGGAACTCTGTGGTAGGGTAGCTTAAAGCTCTTAGGTCTCTAGTTAGAGACCTTAGAGATATTCGCTATCCCGCCAATTGGTTCCAATGTCCTGGCAAAGCTCTTAGGTCTCTAGTTAGAGACCTTAGAGATATTCCACGACTTGCGGCAACTATAAATTCCGACATCTGTGTGTGTGTGTGTGATAAGTAGGTACCATGCCCACGAACGCTGAGATACAATGAGTAGCGCGGATTCCTACAAGCGAACGAAGTTCGCAAGCAGTACCCGGTAGGGACAGAGTAGTGCAGTTTGAGTACCCGATAGGGATAGCGTAGTGCAGTTGGGGGTTTGATGCCGTCCAGGAAAGCCTGGGATATGTCTGTCGGGTGGACGGCAGTACGGGGCACCCCCCTGCTGGTCGATTCGGAACGCTGTTTACTAACAACACTGTTTTGCTCATCCGACACACAAATTTTGAACTTATTACACCTTTGTGTAAGCTAAATTGCATGGGACTCCTAGTATCTAACTTTAATACCTAAGTTGTTATGATTAGGTTATTACGATAGGTACTCAAGACTAGATATCTAAGACTAGATTATCTATATAGATAATATGAAAAAACTTTTGGGGGCGGAAAAATGCCCGAAGATTTATTTCATGTATTGGCTAAAGCGGTAGAATCCTACAAAGCGGCAAACGTGCGTGGGAGAAATAAGCCCATCCATGGAAAAGACCCCCAACGTCTCGTAGAGACTCTTCCCGATTATTACTTCCAATATGGCGATGGTAAAGTGCGCTTCCTGGGAGACAGTGCCGAAGAGATTTTGGAAACCTATCTCCAGGATTTAGGTTATGAACGTGGAAGCAGCATGTGGCTCAAGCTCGCATCGGACGTTATCGACTTAGCACAGGAAGATTATGAGCCTGATCAAGCGTACCTGGGAGGAGGGAAAAAGAATGAGACTGGGTAAGGACGCAGAAAAACGCCTCAAGAAAATGTCCCCATCTCAAATGCTCAAATTATACGGGCACCTTCTCATGGTTTCTCAGCGTTACAGCACGAAGGATCGACATGCAGATGCTGATAAGCTCAGACAAGAAGCCGAACAGATTCTTCTTCATTTCCAGAAAACACTCGACTAATGGTTGATCTGAGTACGATCAGTCAACAACTGGGATCTCTTTCTCCCGATAGGCAAAAAGAAGTTCTCATCCTTCTTGATGAACTCAATGCCGCGAAAACCAGGACAGCCGCTCAAACCGATTTCCTTTCTTTTGTTAAGGAAGTGTGGCCTGCCTTTATCGAAGGAAGCCATCATAAAATCATGTCCGATGCTTTTAATCGGATTGCCGATGGGAGTCTCAAGCGGCTAATCGTGAATATGCCGCCACGGCATACGAAATCGGAATTCGCATCCCATCTTTTTCCTGCCTGGTATCTGGGTAGGTATCCAGACAAAAAAGTCATTCAGACCGCACATACCGCAGAACTTGCAGTGGGCTTTGGTCGTAAGGTTCGTAACCTGGTGGGATCGGATGATTACCAGGCGATCTTTGCAGATGTGTCTCTGAGTACGGACTCGAAAGCTGCCGGACGCTGGAACACGAATAAAAACGGAGAATACTTCGCTATCGGTGTCGGCGGTGCCGTAACGGGTAAGGGTGCCGATATCCTAATCGTGGACGATCCACATTCCGAACAGGAAGCCGCCCAGGGTGATCCGGCAGTATATGATCGCACCTATGAATGGTATACGTCCGGTCCTCGTCAGAGATTACAACCTGGTGGTGCCATCTGTCTGGTGATGACGCGCTGGTCGAAAAAGGATCTGACCGGCAGCATCCTCAAGGCTTCCATCGAAAGGGGTGGTGCAGACGAATGGGAGATCATCGAATTCCCTGCAATCCTTCCTAGCGGGAACCCTCTCTGGCCTGGGTTCTGGCCATTGGATCAGCTAGAAGCACTCAAGGCCGAACTGCCTATCAGTAAGTGGAGTGCCCAGTATCAACAGGATCCGACTTCCGAAGAGGGCGCTCTTGTTAAAAGAGAGTGGTGGAAAGAATGGGAAGAGAAAAAGCCGCCTGCTTGTGATTTCGTAATTCAATCATGGGACACCGCGTTTCTCGCCAAGGAGACTGCCGACTATAGTGCGTGTACGACATGGGGTATTTTCACGACCGAAGATGGTGTGTCGAATATCATTCTGTTGGATGCGCTCCAAGAGCGACTTGAGTTCCCGGACCTAAAGACTCGTGCCTATGAGATGTATAAGGAATACGAGCCGGATGCGTTTATCGTGGAAGCGAAAGCTGCGGGCACCCCACTTATCTTTGAATTACGCCGGATGGGTATTCCCGTAGGTGAATACGTCCCCAGTAGAGGCAGAGACAAGGTTGCCAGGGTAAATGCCGTTTCCGATTTGTTTTCATCAGGACATGTGTGGGCACCCAAGACGAGGTGGGCGGATTTGGTCGTCGAGGAGTTTGCGGCGTTCCCGAATGGAGATCACGATGATCTTGTAGATTCCTCGACCCAGGCACTTTTGCGCTTTAGGCAGGGTGGCTTTATTTCTATAGATAGTGATGAACCGATGGATGAGATACTCCCAGGACGTAAGGCCGATTACTACTGATGAAAAAGTCGATTGCTCTCTTGTGTTGTTTTGTTGTTGGGGCGGCAGTCAGCGTGATCGGTACGAAACGTAAGGAACGCCCGGAGAGTCAGTTATGGGACGAAGCCAAATTCGAACGGCAGAAACTTCGTCACTTCCACGCACTGGAAGAAGCAGGCAGGGATCGGTTCTATACGGATGCTATTTTCAGGCGACACGATCCATGTTGCGGAACAGGTCGAATCAAAACGGCATCCGTGATCTGGGGTGATGGTCCAGGTACCGGAGATAGCGATACTGGCCATAATCATTATTGACCCCGGAGTTATAGTATTTCATCCTGTGTGCTTCATCTGCGAGAGGTTGATCCGTGGCCATAGATAAATCACTTGATGCTCTGCTGGGCGGGGGCGAAATGGATATGGGCCTGGATATGGGCCTGGAAGAACTGATGATGCCCGAAGAGGAGATGATGCCGGAGTCCCTGGTTACCGAACTGGATGACGGCGGAGTAGAGATAGACTTCGATCCCATGGCTGATATGCGAGCCATGGCAGTCAAGTTCGAGTCGAATCTGGCGGAGCACATTGATGATAACGAGCTTCGCACGATTGCGCTGGATCTTGTTTCTAAGTTTCAGGCAGATAAAAGTAGTAGATCGGATTGGGAGCAAACCTACGAGCAGGGCCTGGATCAGCTTGGTCTGGAGATAGAAGAGCGCACGACCCCATGGGCTGGAGCTTGCGGAGTATTCCATCCAATGCTGTCGGAAGCGGTTGTCAGATTTCAGAGCCAGACGATTCAAGAAATCATGCCCGCGCAGGGTCCGGTCAAAACTCACATCTGGGGCACCTTCACGCCCGAAAGAGAAAAGCAGGCGAAGAGGGTGCAGGAGTATCTGAACTACCAGCTTTTAGAAGTAATGACCGAATATCGGTCGGAAACCGAAAAGTTGCTGTTCAGCTTGCCATTGGCCGGTTCCGCGTTCCGTAAGATTTATTTCGATCCATCACTTGGTAGACCGACTTCGATGTTCGTTCCTGCGGAAGATTTCGTTGTTGCTTACAACGAAGCCGATTTAGGTCAGGCCGAGCGGTACACCCATGTGATGAATCGGAGCACCAACCAAGTCAAGAAGCTCCAGGTAAGTGGGTTCTATCGTGATGTAGAACTCACGCCCTCCCATGCCGAAAGTAATCCAGTTACAGCTAAATATTTAGATATCGGAGGCGTGAAGCCGTCCTACGAAAACGACGAGCGGCATCAGCTTCTGGAGATGCACGTCGATCTGGATCTGCCAGGCTTCGAAAGCGCGGACGAAGTTGCGCTTCCTTACGTCATTACGGTCGATAAAGGCAACAGCACGATTCTGTCGATCTACAGGAACTGGGCCGAAGACGATCCGCATAAAATCAAAAAACAGCATTTCGTGCATTACGGTTACGTTCCCGGTATCGGATTCTACAATCTTGGTCTTATCCATATGATCGGTGGTTTGGCCAAATCTGCCACCAGCCTGTTACGTCAACTTGTGGATGCGGGCACCCTTTCCAATCTGCCTGGGGGACTCAAGACTCGTGGACTCAGAATCAAAGGTGACGACACGCCTATCATGCCGGGAGAATTCAGAGATGTCGATGTCCCTGGTGGCGCGATTCGCGACAATATCACCTTCCTTCCTTATAAGGAACCTTCTTCGGTCCTTTACCAGCTACTTGGTAATATCGTGGAAGAGGGCAGGCGCTTTGCGTCGATGGCAGATCTGAAAGTAGCGGACATGAATCAAGATGCTCCGGTTGGCACTACACTTGCCATTATGGAGAGGGCCATGAAGGTCCAGTCCGCTATTCAAGCGCGGATCCATGCGAGCCTCAAACAAGAATATAAAATCTTATCTGAGATTATTCGTGATTATACCGATCCCGAATATCCCTACGAGACGGACGAAGGTGAAGGTATTAAAGCCGAGGACTTCGATGACCGGATAGACGTGATTCCGGTTTCGGATCCGA